CCCACTTTGTCGCGTTTGTTTCTCCACCGGGCGAAGCGCGAATTCGCTCGGGGTGGCTCACTGGTCTGTTGCGTTGTTTCTTACGCCAACAACATGGACAATAATTCAGGAGCGGCATCCACGGCCATACTACCTAGTTGTTTAGCGACGGAGGTCAACCCGTCCTTAGCGGCGCCGAGGATGCTATCGAAGGGGCTGGCTGCCGGCGCCAGATCCCCCTCAGCTATCTCCCCTAATGGCGTAGCTTCCGCTTTCGAGATTTTGCCGGTGCCCTCCTGGGCGGCCAAGCTCTGGACTATGTGTGCACCCACAGGGTATTGTGGGTACCCACTGTCCATGACGTGGCCCGAAGGTCCGGACATGACAAACGTGTCAGCAGCGTCTGGTAAGGCTTTCACTGGCCCCACGCTGGATGACACAGACATTGCGTTCTCTAAGGCTACTTGATCAACCGGTGACGGGGAAGCTGCCCCCGCAATATACGTGTTGACCAATGGCGTGCCTTCCCAATTAATACGCAGCACTGCATAAATGGGGGCACCCACGGCCAGCCCTTGCCCGGCAACTATTAATGATCCATAGTTGTAAGGGGGGTTGGCCCTCAATTCATAACCAATCGGGTCGTCAGTGGGAGTATCAGACCCAACCAAGATCTGGTTGGGCACAGTGTATTGGTAATGGTCATATGTCAGAGGTATATAACGACACATGACTGCTCGACACTGGTTCACTAACACCGTCTCAGTGTTGGCGAATGACTGCATATACTCGAAAGTAAATGAGGGCTGATTTTCCCAGTAGGTGTTGTACGTCTCACCATCCACGTAGGAGGCGAGCATCAACCCGGCATCGGACAATGTCGCGCCGGCGTACATCACCATAAGTCCCGCGCTAACGGGACGTATACGGCCATAATTGGCTAAGATCTGCGGCGAGGCAGAGTAGCCCACGTTTGTGAAACCAACGGCAACAGGAGAGTTGAAATCATCCGTACTGGCGTTGGGGCTGTACTCTATCGCAGTGTTCCCAGTCGTTGCGCCATACGCACTGAGGTAGGGCGGCTCGATGTCGACGGCAGCCCAGAAGGCTCCGCCTGACCCGACTGCGAAACTGAATCTGTCGATAGTAGAGAACGTAGTCGTTCTGGTACTGTTAAAATCGGGGATCTTGACTCCAGTGGCCCCAAAGGGATTGAGGATGGAGTGGAGGTACCCGTTAAACAGTCCGAGGTAGTGTCTGCTGCTAAGGAGGCTGGTGGAGAGAGCGTCGAGCCGTCTGGCGTTGTCTTTTGATCGACTAGAGGCCTTCTTGGCTTTGCGCAACACTCGCTCCGCAGTAATCTTCTTAGCCGGCGTTGATCCATGTTGAGGCATAAAGGGTGCACCTAAAATACAATTATGTTTGAGCTCCACACAACGATGTTATTTGCACCCGGGCTAAAGCGCGCCGGAACGGACTCCGGTACTTAAGCCTCGCGCTAAGCGTATCGCGCGCTGTACACAGTACTTCTAGCGCCCGCGCGGCCCGGGAGTACCTCCGGGCTAAGGAGAGGCCTTCACGGCCTTTCCGCGGCTGCCGTTAGCTCCATTAGCAGCCGAACCTCGTTTTCCCCCACGCCGTAGGGGAAGTCGAGATTTGGGTCGAGTGGCGTCGGCCACAGCCCTGGCGATCTCGCTGCGGATGATTCTTCGCAGATCTTCGCAGGCGGGATCCACTTTTGCACGTACTTTGGGACCCCTCTTACTATCCCGATCACCGGGATTGCGGCTTCCAGCACTTCGCTGAACCCCGGGCTTAGAATGCACGGGGGCCGGATTGGTATCCGGTAGGCGGCGAGAGCTAGGTCCACCCTTCCGTTTCGAGTGTTTCTGAACGGCTGGATCTTTGCCACCACGCGTACGGTGGGGTCGGGTGTACCCTGCTCCTGATATTTGATATCCATCAGTAGCAGGAACAACTTGATCCGGGTGCTTAGCTCCCGCGGCATGCGTCGCTTCAGGTCCTCCAGCTTCCACGTTAACGCCCTTTGGACGTGAGCGTCGAACGGGGTGTGGGGGTCGCTGAGTATCCCCTCCGTCGGCCGTGGGAAGAGCTCCACCGGCGGGCGGTCGGGATGAGTTGTCACTAGATTTGCTGTCGCCACCAGTCGGCTGTACTCGCTCACCAGCAGCGCGAGCGTCGGGAACAGCTCGTCGCTTTCCCCTCTTCCCGCGCTTCCTAGGTTGGCGCTTGACACTAGCATCACTCTTGGTTGACTCCGTTTTGGCCGTAGTTTCAGTTGCTGCGTTTTGTACGTTTTGCGACGGGGCCGACTCTCCCGCTTCATCGGCCCACACCACATTGAACCCTTGCATGTCCCACAGCTTCTCGACTGACTGCCGATAAGCTCGCATGGTCATCTTCAAATTCATCTCAGCAACGGTTGGGTCTTTCTCCATCTCGTCGTTCCATTGGCGTATGGTGCTCTCCAATTGGCGTATCGTGGACGCCCGCGCATCTAATTGGAACTGATCCGGCATGGCTGCCTTCCCTGCCCCCTCCTTGGGGGTTGTGGTAAATCTCGGCATCGGCATCACTTCCTTGATTACCAAGGGTCCGGAAGTGATCTGCTTCGGTTCTGAAGGGCCCGCGCCGGCGTCCGGAATGTCGTCCGTCTTGGCAGCAGTTTCTTCAGGGTCCGCAGTGGGCGCCGATGCGGCAGGAGTTGGGGTTGGAGCCTCCGGAGCCGCTAGAGCGGCAGGGGCTTCAACAACCGGTCCAGCATTAGCCGCACGAGGCGGCTTGGCTGCTGGCGCTTCGGGAAGTGTTTGGTTCACCAACCCGTCCACGTTTCTAAGCTCACCGCCAACAAGGGCGGGCGTCTTAACCTCCGGCTCAACAACGAACGGTTCAGGCTGTTGCGTCCAGGAGGTCATTGACCTCAGCTTTGTCTCGTAGACAACTACGTTCTCCACTCCCACTTTCAGCTGATCAGCCACAAATTGATAGGCTGCCTCCATGCCCCACACGTCCTTGGGGTCTAATTCAGGCCAGCCGGTAAGATATTTGTCATCAACCTGCAAGCTATCTGCGTACTTGGGGAGCAGAGATTCTGCGGCGGCATCTAAGCGCAGCACCGTGCGGCACACCTCTGAGAGGAGAGGCGTGTTCTTGTCCATGACGTAATATCCTCGCGCTCTGTTGAGCCGCGCGACATCGTCAGGGACATTAGCCGGGGTACAGCTGATGTGAAAGCGACCCACGGCACGCACCGGGTCCTGGAAGGAGCCGGTGTTGGACCACACGTCGGGGAAAATGCGACCCAAGAAGGGTATCGCCGTCCCTCGCGCTTTTAAGCCGACTTTCGCCACAAAGCCGGCAGATGCACACGTCTCATCAAATCTACACGGGGCGGTAATCAAATCATCTCCGTAAACACAGCCTATTCTGTCCCAGGCCTGAGTGGGGTTGCACCCCATGGACCGATGGGCAGAGTAAGCCAAGAATGCGTTGATTAGACAATTACCATCAGTGGTCAACGGACTGCCACTGAGTCGTGAGAACCCCGTCGGGTATACAACGTCATGGGTCGTAACCCCCCGAGCACCCCACTCGTTATGCACGAGTTCGGTTAGCTGGTCATGCCACTCGGGAGAGATCCATCGTTGGTAGATTCTGAGCTCTAGATCGCGACAAGCTTCAGAAATATGTCCGTCGAAACGCGACTGGTCAGCGTCGACTAATTGATCATGTTTCTGAGCAAAGGCATGCAGCGCTTCTGCGATCTCGGGTGGTGTTCGCCCCGGCATAAACCAAGGGATATGCTTCAGCACGGTTTCCTTGAATTTCAGGGTGTACTGACTCAAGGCAATGGTGTGTTTAGGGTTACACGTGCTAATGTTACGGGGATCACCCACCGATGTGTAGGCCTCTCGCTTCTGAAAGGCCTTAATGAGGAATCGACTAATGCCCAGCCAGGCCCAAACCAGGGCGGAGCGAATCCGCTGCGCTGGTCTGTTCTGGGCTTCACGCACCTCGTCCTCATTCTTAGGGTTACCAGTTCCAGCTGCCTCCCCAACGACCTTCTCAATGAACTCGCATGCGTGTGCGGCCATTGCGGCGGGGAACGGGGTCTTGTTTTCGATAGCCTTGACACGACCGTTTGTTGTAGCAACGTCGTTGTTGTAAGAACTCACCGGTGCAAACCCCCTGCCAACCACGAAGGGTTTGCAGATGGCCCGCATAGTCCGTTTCCCTTCATCAGAAATGATGGGGCCTGGGGCGCCGTAGGAAAACCCATCGTCGCCATCGCGCTGAGCGCGAGCCGCTGAGGAAAACAGAGTGGGAGTGTACTTCACATCATGAAACGTCAAGCCCGTATGGCTGGTTAACCATAGGTGTCGAAATAAGATGACCGAATCAACAGAAGCGATTCCGCCATCCTGGTACCCAAGGTCCAGGAAAGCCTCCGTCCGAAGGTTACGTTCCACCTCGCCAGCATTGGGGTGTTTTGATGCATCAACCCGGAAGGTCAAGGCCTCATACCCCTTCGCCGGTACTGTGACCGCGTGGAACGACCCGTTTTGGGCAAACGAGACTAAGTGCTTATGCCGAATGGCGTTGTACTTGTACTCCTTGTCGCCTTCAACCATGACGGTTTGAGTATAGGTTCTATACTCAAAGGGAGATTCGTCATAGAACCCGGCAGCTTCTCGCGACAATACAGTCAGCGGCTGCAGAAGGACTATGAAACGATTTTCATCCCATCCAACCTGGAACTTTTCTACTTCATACACCCACAATCGGCCTTGCGAGTCCTTGATAGAGCGCTTCGATCCATCATAATTCCAGACGCGGTGGACCCAAGGGTCGCCGCCATCCACATTATAATGCACAAAATCGTCCTTAATCATAAACTCGTACTCCCGATCGCGCGAAAGGGCAGCGGCTCGGGTCGGCGAGAATGTGTACATGACCACAGTATTAGCCTGGACTGTGGCGGCTCGTTTCTGGCTCGTCCACCGCGCTATCTTTGTCTGGTAACGCAGAGACTCCTCAAAATCCCCAATGGCGTAAAAATATGCTGTCCACACGTTGTACCATAAAGGCATGACGTGTCGCCACAGAGCAAGAAAACTGAGCATGGTGATGAAGTTTTCACGTACCCACCGAATCGGGTGCGATAGGAACCACACGTCGCGTGGGTCCCAGCCAGGATTTTCAAGGCGGAGCGTTGGCAGCTCGCCTGTACACAACTCATTCATGTCAACATAATAATCGACGTCGACCATTTTGATAACATGTTTGGGTGTGACCACGTCGTCCTTGAATGGGACGACAGTGTCCTGGGGTACGTAGTAGAAGCGTTGCCCGTCGTGGGAGGAGTGCTCCCCCGGCGACATAGACAGCGCATACGGCCGATACCCGTGGGCCGTAATCATAGAGTCCATGGCCTCACTAGCACTTGAACGTAACTCCGCACAGCGCGGATGGCTGTGATTTTTGGCTTTACCAGGTGAGCTGGCTGGCCAATGCGAGCAGTTGCGCAAGGCGCGTTTGGTCAGAACCTGGTCCCGGAAGCGGATTGTATTGGCATCAAGGTATTTTTGCACGACGCGAGAACCTTGATGCGTTTGCAACCAGCGCCGGAACTCAGGCGCATTTTTGGTGCGATAATGGTTTTGAAACAAGGCCAACAATACCACGCATACTGCACCAAGGGCTGTGAGAGCGATACAGCCAGTGAAAAAGTCGAGTTCGACCAGGAAAACCGTCGTCCAGACAGCAACCTGCAACGCTAAGAAAAACCAGCGGACAGATAAGAGGACGGTAAACTCGAGCACGCTCTCCATGACAAATACAGGAAAAGCACTAATAGGAGCCTGCAGTTTAGGCTCTAGTGGGCGGGTCCCAAGGTCGGGTGTGATGTGAGGAGCCTGAGGAGGAGTCTCACTCACAGAAACCAGTTCGACCAGGGTTTCCGCCAGAGGGGAGATGACCTCTTCATCGTGAGCCTGTGTCTCAACGAATGAAGTGTCATTATTCCCCTCATCCGACGTGGCGGGCGCCGCCGGCGGCACGTAGTCAGTAGACTCGCGCAGCCTCGAAATGAGGCGCGTCTTGATGTCTATCATGCACATGTCGTCGATTTCGTCCCAGGCGACGTCAGATTCCTCTGGGCGGACGTTTCTACCCTTGCGCGGCACATAGTCCTCGTCAGGAGCTCTGTCGAGGGCACGAGGCCGTTTGGGGGTATAGTCCGCATCAGTGGGCTCTGGATCCTGTAATGCCAAGACTGCATCGATCGCTAAACGATCACCATAAATCCGGGAGGGAGCCTGCCTAGAGCAACGGCGCAACTCTTCGGGGAGACTTGAGTCGACAGGTCTGTCGTGACAAAAGTATCTCTCATCAAGAGCTGCTAGGGACCACTTACCATGCAAGAGTTCGGCACAGGCCAGACGCTCTTCGCACGTTAATTGTTCCCTTCGGTCTCCATAACCGGAAAGGGAGCACGCGCCCTGAGGCCAGGTTGCATGCTCGGTGCATACTATCACTGCGGGGTCGTGATCCCCCTCTAATGCAAGTCCTCTAGGTGAGTAGGACAAGCACAGGAGAAGGAAAACGACCACACTCAAAGAGTGGGCAAACATCGCGCAAGTGATAAGATTCCAAGGGTTGTTTTGGGGTAAGTAAACTCTCGGGAAAC